TTTTCCGTTGTTTTCTTGATAACTTTCTACATACTTTTTTAGTATGTATTCAATCTGCTTATTTTTACTTCTTCCCTCACTTTTGGCAATTTCAACAAGTTTATTGTTCAATTCATCAGAAATTCTTAACATAAAGCTTGTTGTTTCCATTGTATCACCTCCATGCCATTATAGTACCACAAATTTCACAAAAAATCTAGTATCATTTTGGTAACTTTTTATATTGACATATTGGTATCATTATGGTATCATTTAATCAATATCAAAGTGGTATCATAATGGTATATATTTGATTAACGTAAGTGTCCCATGGAATTTTTTTAAATTAAATTTATTTGAGTGAAGCGAAAAGAAATTTAAGTTAAAAAAATAGGCAATGGAATTCATGAGCAAAGCGAATGAAGTCGCTTGCCGTTCCGCCCCAGCGCCAGCAGGGGCAAAAGGGACACGAAAAAGAAACACAAAGGAAAAGGCAGGAGGAAAAGCCGAAAAACCTCAGAAAGGAAAAAACATGAAAACAACTATTGTAGGCTGGACAAAAAAGAAAGCATTTAACGGAGTAATAGAGGGCAAGCAGATAAACAGCCCTGAAAAGGTCGTCTTTCAGCTTCTGCAGGAAGTTGATAACCCCGACTGTCATGGAAAAATGGTCGATACGCTGAAAATTCCGACCGAAAATGCAATCAGACTTAATGGAAATTCGGAAGATTTCAATAAGTTGCTCGGCTGTGATGTTATGCTGAACTATCAGATTTTTAACGGACGTTCTCAGCTTGTTGATATTACCGTTATCAATGCAGACGGAACACTTCACCGCAACACAAAATAATTAGCGGTGAAACCGCTGTTATAAAAAATTTAATAAGAAAGGAGTTTTGCTAATAATGGAAGCTGTAACAACAATGCTTAGTAATGCCGTTACTGTTTTTGGTTCTTGTTGGGACGCTATGACAAGCAACGTACCTATTGCAATTCTTGTAGGTCTGTCTCTTCTCGGCTCAGGTGCAGGACTTTTCGCAAAGTTCAGACACGCTGTATAAGCAAAACCATTTACATAAGCGGAGTAATTCAAATTGCTCCGCTTAATTTTTTTGAAAGGAAGTTGATAAATTGAGAAAAAAGATTAAGCAAGTGTTGTGTATGATCTCTGCACTTGTTGTGATGATATGTTGTGCCGTTCCTGCATTCGCTGATGATATAAATCAGGGTGGCATTACACAAGACACTGGTATTATTCATGCTGTTTCATATATGAAACAACAGATTATTGCCAAAGGCGGAACATTGGATAATAAAAATTATATTGCTTTTTGGTCTTATCCTAATGATTATGCTATTAATGTTCAATTAATTTCTTTTCCTAATAATACTCTTAACCTTACTAATGGCAAATATTCGTTTGTACATTATGCACCTGATATTTATTGTGATATGTCCAAATATGATTATTCAAAATGGGATGATTATGATAGGTATACTATTTCTATATCGTCCTCAACATCTACAATTTATGATGGTACTCAAGAATTTTTTATTGATGATAGTTCCTCGAAAAGTTCATGGCATATAATTGATACAAATATGAAAATTACTAACAATGGCGAAGATGTAACACCTACTGACCCTAATACTGTTCCTACTCCGTTTACTATTACATATAGTCCTGACCTGAAACTTAATCTTAAACGTAAAACTTCTGATTATGAAACAAAGTCTATTGATGTTACATTGACTCTTAATCAAGATTATCTTGATTGGTATATTAGGCGCTATGCTGAAATGTTAGGTGATAAAGAAGTAGGTACTTATGATAGTGCTAGTATAAAAATGATACTTGATTCTATTCTAAATACTCTTGATGTTGCAAAAGATTTTGATTTAACTGGTTGTGGTAAGTCAAAGTGTATTTACTTTATTTCGTTGTCTGATCCCTCTAAACCTCTTAGAACTGTTACACAAAACAGTGTTTATACATATCTATCTCAACAACGTTATAGTATCATTGATAGAGATAATGGAGATATAGACGGCTCAACTAGTACGGCTGTTTATGCTAATGGTTTGTATCCGTACTTTACTGTAGATTTCAATGAATATTTTAAGCATTCAATGCAATCTGATATTGCTTCTGAAAATTGTTCTTACAAAAAATATCAGGCTGTTGTAAAAAACTTGCCTTCATATCAGCTTTCTATACCTCTTGAAAATATAGATGCAGAAAAGTTTGAAGTTATATCCGTTCTTAATTCTATCCTTACTTGTGAAACTTTATTCCCTACTGAAAGCGGTCAATCTGTTTTTGATGATAGTTTTAAATCAGCTTATAGCGTTGATAGAGGACCTAAAGGTGTTTCCTTTAATAATATAGATTATGTTGATGTTGATAAATGGGATACTGATGATACAGGTTATCTTGACTATTTTTCAAAATCTGATTGTTATTCTGTTTATACTGCTAAATTTAGTTTTGATAGTTATCCTAAATATGTTCCTCTTAAAGACGGCAAGGGCAATGATATTGATATGATTAAAACTAACCCTTTTGATTATTCAATGCACCCTGTTAAACCTGGTACTTATCAATCAGTAAATAAAGACGGTACTTTATCAGAAGAACGCACACTTGAAGAACAGAAGAAGCATGATAAAGATAATACTTTTTCTAAAAATTTTGCTAGTGTTGATTATACTGACTTTTCATCTATTTTCTCAACCTCTAGTTCATACTTTGAGTTTTTAACTGCTTCAATCCGTATTCTTCCTGATTGGTTTATTGCTACTTTTACAGCATGGTTTGTTACATTTCTCACACTTGCACTTATTAAGTATGTCATTCAATAAGGGGGTATATTATGCGTGTAGTTGCTATTCTTGTATCTGCTATATTGTTTTATCTTATCCCTGACGCTGTTCTTGAAACTATTTTTTCAACTGGCTTTACTGCCTGCCGTAACATTTCTCAGTATATTTTTAATGCTGTTTCTAATCTTATTAAATAAGGTGGTGTGTATGGATATTATTTATGCTTTCAAAGCTATCTTTTATAATTTAACTCTCTGTATGTCTTATACTTTTGATTTTGGCTCTTATACTTTTTCTCTTGGTTCTGTTATTGTCGGCAGTATGATTTTATCCTGTTCATCTGCTTTCATTATATATCTTTTAAAACGATAGGAGTAATTATAATGGTTAATATAATATGTTTTGTTCTTGCCGTATTGATGATTTTTTCTCTTGTATGGCTCGTTAGGAGGTAGAAAAATGCTTAACTTGGTTTTGTTTATACTCGTTGTTTGCTTTATGGTTTGTACTATAAGCGGTGTTATAGGTTTCTTCACTGACCTTAGAAACTTTAAAGCTGAACATGAGTTCAGCGGAAACAGAAAACAGCTTATTGAGTTTTTGATGTTCGGTGAAGATGTTGAAATAAAAGCCGTTCCTGCGGTTGAAACTAATGATAGTGAGGTGAGTGATGATGAAAGTTCACATAGTGTTTGATGAAAACAACCCATTCTTTCAGCTTTTGAAGTCTATGGGCTGTGACCTTTCGCAAGAAGTAATGAATAGATATGATGCTTTGCTCCTCGGCATGGCTTTTATATTCGCTGTGGTTATGCTCTGTATCTTCTGCAAGTTCTTCTATAATGTGATGATACGCATGACACGTTGTGCAAGTGCTGTGTGAGGTGTTACATGAATAGAAAACTATTTCATATAATTAACTTTTTGTGTGGTATGCTTGATACTTGGTTTTTCATTGCTCCCTTTATAGTTTTTTATGTAATTACTTCTAATAGTATTATTTCATATCCCTTTACTACTCCTAAACAAACTGCTTTATTTGGCTTTGTTTTGTTTATTCTTTTGGAGATTATTATACATCATCTTATTTTTTCTGTTTATCATTTTGTTGATTATTTTAGAAAGGATTAATGTTATGATACTATTTGATTACATAAAACAAATACCGCCCTTTATCACCTATGAGGTATATGACCACTTTTTCGGTGCATACTTCAACAATTCTGCTATCTTCCAAGGCTGGGGCATACACCTCTATACCGGTAAATTTGGCACTGGTAAAACGTCAACCCTTGCTCAGATAGCATATAACTATTGCGTGCGTTACCCTCAGTTGTCTATACTTACAAATATCAATCTTCAAAACTTCCCTGAGTGGACGAATATATACAAGCTTAATTCCGCACAAGATATCCTGCACGCTCCTAAGAATTGCATAGTTGTAATTGATGAGATAGGCACTATCTTTAATTCACGAGATTTCTCAGGTGGTAAAAGAGCCGTTCCAAAACCGCTTTTTCAGCACCTCTGCCAGTGTAGAAAGCGTAAGATGATGATACTTGCTACAGTTCAGCGTTTTAATCTGCTTGATAAACAGATACGAGATATAACGGCTACTGTGTCAACGTGCCGTGCTACATTCTGTCACCCTTATACACGCCTTATCAAGGTCAAGACCTATGATATAGACGAGTATGAGGCATATACGGAAAATAAGTCATATATGCCAAAAAAGCTTTATAGCCGTTTGTACTTGCAGACTAATCAGAGCCGACAGCTATATGATACATCACAGCTTGTTGATAATATGCTTGATAAGGAGTATATCAGCGACACTGAAATTCTTGCTAATCGTGGAGTAGATGTTACTAGTGACATTATGCACGATAGAAAGACAAGCAGAAGTCTGCGAAAAAGGCGTGGCGTATAGCCACGAGCTACCGCAGGGAGCGGCACTTGTGCCGCCCTGCGGTGCGTGTGGCTATTACTTGATATTAGCCACAAAAAGCACTCACCTAATAAATGGGAGTTGATATAAATGCCCCTAAAAACGTCCTCTAAAGAGGTCAAGTGCAATACAAAGATAAAGGAATATCGTGACGGCAGTTATACTATAACACGTTCTGACCGACACATATTTAAAGACCCTGCATTTGAGTATCACTGCAAGCATGAGCATAGTATTGACGAACGTTCAAGACAAGAGCAATTTAAAACGGCTCGTGAAAATTACATATGTTATTTTGAGTATGAGGACGAAAACGGAAACATAATGTTTGATATGCTTGATACTCGTAAGTTTAAAGATAAGCAGTCACAAAGCGGTGAAGTTCGTTCCGATAGTGTTCAAAGAGCAAAGCAAAGTATTTTTGATATAGTTTATCAAAATGATTGGAAATACTTCCTTACTATTACCTTTAATGGTGATAACCTTGACCGCACAAACCCTAAAGAAGTCATAAAGCCTTTGAAAAAATGGCTTGAAAATGCAGTTAGCAGAAAAGGGCTTAAATATATCTTAGTTCCTGAGTATCACAAAAAAGGCGGTATACATTGCCACGCTCTTATAAACGATTGTGACTTTAAGTTCGTTGATAGTGGTACACGTCTTGTTAAGGGTCATGACAAGCCCCTTAAACTTGATACTATAAAACGCTTGCATATATGTGATAAGCTCGGCTGTGATATATCTGATTTGCCTGTAGTGTATAATGTTTCTGATTGGAAATATGGATTTTCAACCGCTATTCAGACTTACGGGCAGATGTCAAACCTAGCTTTTTATGTCACTAAGTACATAACAAAGGACGTGAAAAAAATCTTCGGTAAATTCTTCTGGAGTAGCAAGAACATAGTCCGCAAAACTAAAGAGATCTATTGCAATTCAGATTTCAAAGATGATTTGCCGATAGTCTCCCCCCCTCGTGCTAATGTCTGTTATCAGTATGAAAGTAGTTTCACCTTTTCAAGTCAAGTCGAAAAGAACTGCAATGATATACTTCAATATCTTAAAGAGAATGGAAATGATGATGTCCTATGATTTTTAAAGAATGGTTTGAGATGTTCTACAACGCATACTGCGTTGATGTGATAGCCTATGATTGCTATAAGGACTATTACTATATAAATCAAAAACACTTCGGTTATATAGCCGATATGGAGCTTCTGAGCGTAAAGCCTATTGATATTCAGAATTGTCTTAAATCCACCCTATCTTACAGTAATGACCGCCAAAGACGTTCATATTTCTTACTTAAACGTGTATTCCGTGAAGCTATAGTTAATGGTTATTGTGACAAAAACCCTTGCGACTATGTTAAACCTCCAAAACGTATAAAAAAAGAAGCTGAATATTTCAGCCCCGATAATCTCGTACATCTTTTTGATGATGATAGTAGTGTTTGCAGAATGTTTCAGCTTGACTTGTGGACAGGTCTCCGCCGTGGTGAACTTCTCGCTCTTAGTTGGGATAACATTGACCTTGATAACAGATATCTTAAAGTCTGTCAGACACTTGTACATACTTCATGCGGTGATAGGATTGTACAGACCACAAAATCTCGCCGTGATAGACTTATCCCCTTGCATAGTAATGCAATAGCTATTCTTCATCATATACGCTCTCAGGACGTCTCAGACGGCTTTCTGTTCGTTTCGCCTATAACGCATACAGTAATATCCCTTAGACGTTATAACAGGCTCTATAGAACGTTCTATGAGCAACAAAAAACAAAGTATCCTGATTTACAGTATCTCACCCCGCACAAGCTTAGACATAGCTATGCAACGTATCTTATTCAGTGCGGTGCAGATATCGAAACCCTTAGAGCATTGCTTGGACACGTTGATATAACAACTACCCAGCGTTATGTACATAGCAATTTCAACCAAATGTGCAAAGCTGTGAATAATCTCAAATTTGAATAAAGGAGTTTTTTAAAATGAAAGAGTTTAATTTTTGGTGCAAGGAAAATACTGATTTTGGTAAGTGCGATAATAAGAAATGCGGTTTTTTTGAGTGCGGCTGTTATGGTTACTGTGAGGAATGTGTTTATCATTTTACGGATTCAACTGTTTGTGAAAATTGTTCCGCCCCTCAATTTATGAGAGATTATTCAAAACAGCAGGAAAATGATTAATAAAAAAATGCAGGGGCTTAATGCTCCTGCATATCTCGTTTTATAAGTTCGTTAATGTAGCCGTTTAGGCTCATTCCCTTGTTTTCGGCATATTCTTTATATTTCTCTTTCATTCCTTTTGGAAAAGTTAATGTAAACCTATCATATTTTTCTGCTATAAATTCATTTTGCCTTTTTATTTGATGTTCTTTTTCTGTTCCTTTTGGAAATTTTCTTTGTGCCATATTATCACCACCTTTTCGCTTTTTATTATATCACTCTTAAGTGTATTACTCAATATACAATGTTCCTAAAATATTACGCAATACTTTGTTTATTTTGTCTATTGAAATGTATTACGTAATATGCTATAATGTATATAGTGAAAGAGAAAAGGGAACTTTCACAGCGGAGGAAATTGAAAGGAGTGAGGATAATGCAGAACATGCCGACAGCTACAGAACTTGCGATAAAGTATGCAAAGCGTGAACAGCTTAGAATTATAATAGACAAGGCTCTGAACATTCATGCTGATTGTGAATATGAAGCTTTATCAAAGCTGATTAACGAACTCAAACAAATGCTTGAAGAAGCATAAAAAAATGTAGTCGGCTATCCGTCAAAACACACCGACTACATAATCACACACAAACTCGGATATCCTCCGCTTGTAAATCCGAGTATAACACAAATTTTACTAAATGTCAAGTTGAAAGGTTGATTAAAATGAAAAAGTTTTATTTTTATCGTGTTGAATTTGTTATAAAAAAATGTGGAGAACATCACTATTTTTATTATTGTATGGCACATAATGCTAATGATGCCCGTAATGTTGCAAAACTTCATTGGAACTCTTCTTACCATTATTCACGTATGTTTCATATAACTGTATCTCGTGTTAGTCCTTCTGATTTTAAAAATTATAATATTTTTACATTTTATCGTATCCGTGAATATTAACAGTTCTAGGGGGTTGACTGTTTCAGCCCCACCCCATTAATTAAATTTGAAAGGGTGTTTAAAATGACTATTGAACAAATGAAGGGTATTGCTAAGGAACACATGAACAAACAAATGTCATATCTTGTTGATGATGTGATTACAGCCGATGAAGCTCGTGCTACTTTGGTTGCTCTTTTTTATGTCGACCTTTTTTCAAGTGATTAATTCAGTTGTTATTGTGACCGTATTCGCCAAGTTGTACTTGAAAATCTTTAGCACTATTCAACTAAAAAACGGCTCTCCGCAATAACGGAAAGCCGTTTTTACATATTGGTCGGAGTGACCTGATTTGAACAGGCGACCTCTACCACCCCAAGGTAGCGCGCTACCAATCTGCGCCACACCCCGACAACGTATATATTATACCCGATTTGGATACAATAGTCAAGAGTTTTCAGTCAAAATAAAAAAATTGCAAAAAAGGTATTGACATTCACATTCATTTGTGATATAATAAATAAGCACTCAAGAGAGAGCACAAAAAAATATCGCGGGATGGAGCAGTTCGGTAGCTCGTCGGGCTCATAACCCGAAGGTCGTTGGTTCAAATCCAGCTCCCGCAACCAATAGTTCCCACGACCGAAGTTAATGTACTTTGTATGTTAATTTCGGTCGTGTTTTTTATATCTATACGAGAAATGAGCAGGCGTATAGCTTTATCGTCTGGGCTGTCATGCAGAGCCTTGAGCCAAAGAGAAATCTGATCCGTAGTGTAGTCCTTTGGCATTTCCGTCTTCTTCAATGCCTCTATCTCAGAACGGAGCTGGTTCATCTTCGCACCGATATCCTTGATAACATCGGCTGGGAGGACACCACTTGACATGTTGGTCATCAAGGTGTCATACTGCTTCTGCTTCTCCGATATCTTAGATGCAACTATCTTTTTGAAGTCAGCGGCTCTCTCAGGCTCTCCGCACTTGTACTTTCGCATAGCAGTAGCAATAGCCTTTTGATTTTCTTCGTTGAGCAGGGTGCGAAGATATGTCTTAGCGGCGTCATCAACGATATCCATAGATATCATAGGTGCACCGCATTTCTTTGAACAACGATAGTAGTGATATATGTGTCCTTTCTTTGTCGATATGTGTGCGTGCATCTTTGCTCCGCATGAGCAGTATACTAACCCACTGCATAGGTATGATGTCTTTGGTCCGCTCTGTTTTCTGCTATCCATAATCTTCTGCACCTCGTCAAATGTTGCCTTGTCGATTATTATCGGCAAGGCATTTTCTATTCTTATAGCATTAGGCTTAGACCTGCGCTTGGATCTATCCTTTTCCTCGTCAACGCAGTATATATATGTTCCTGTGTATTTCTCGTTTCGTAGTATCTCATATACTGCAGAATACTTCAAGGGCTTTCCACGCTTGCCCACAATGCCCACTGCCGCCATTTCTGCGATAATGTCCTTAGTTCCCTCGTGATTTTTCACCGCCGCAAAGATCTTGCGGACATATTCCGCTTCATAGGGGTTTATAACATACTTCTGATCTACGATATCATATCCGAACGGCGGATAGCCGCCATTGTGAAGACCTTTCAGAGCCACCTCACGTTCTCCCTTTTTCGTTTCATTTGCAAGGTTATCTATATAGTATTCTGACATAGACCACATCAGCGCACGCATTATCTTGCTCTCTGGGCCGAAGCCGAAGTCCTGACCAACGGCTATCAGTGTAATGCCCATTTTCTGCAGGCGAGTGTCAAGATTAACGTGTTCGCCCAGCGATCTAGCCACACGATCGTATTTGTGAATAAGAATAGTATCGAAAGTACCCTTATTGCAATCTCTCAACATTTTTTGATACTGCGAACGGCTTGCCGTCATTGAGCCCTTACCACTGATAGCCTCATCCGCATATACTGCTACGATATTATATCCCTTAGTGGCGGCGTACTGCCTGCACGCCCTGAGCTGGGCTTCAATGCTATCCTCAGACTGCTTGTCCGACGAGTATCTTGCATATATAACTGCATTGCTCATAGTGTTCTCCTTAAGACTTCAATAACTCTTTTTTCTTAATATCGTACTCTTCCTGCGTTATAGCTCCGCAATCGAGCAGGCTTTTGTATTCCTTTATCTGCTCAGGGATAGATATAACTTTTTCATCAGCAGGATTTGCATTCTGCTGTTTATTATACTGTTCAATTTCGCCCAGCATGGCCATGACCTGCTGGGCGTTTTTATATGCGGCACGATACGCCGCCGTATCCTTGGCAAGCCCCTTCACGTCGAAATGCACATATCTTACCTGAGTGTCAGGATCTATAACCACTTTAATTTTCAGCATATTTGCAAGCTGCTTAGAGCTGTTCTTAGCAGTGCTTGCGCCAACTATAGCACCCGCAGTTCCTGCAAGTATACCGCCGACAACCGCACGCTTGACACCGTTTCCGCCCATTGTTACAGTGTCATCGTCTTCAAGAAGCTCATAGCTCACAAGCTGGTTATACTTATAATCAGCACCACTGCCAAAAGAAAATCGGTGTGCTGCCTTATTTATTCTAAAATACTTATCAATCACATTATCCTTGTCATTATGTGAAGAAGCTTTCGGCACAGCTTTTTTCTGTGGCTCTGGAAGATCTCCATAAAGAGCGTTACGCACGTCCTTTATGGTTATTTCTATCTTAGGCTTGTTGATGCCTGAACGTTTCAAGCAATCATCACATATATAACCATCTCTGATTCGCTTGTTTTTTGAAAATAAACCAAGATTACAATGGCATATATTACATTTATTCATATCGATACACACCTTTCTACGGCTCTATAGTTCTTAGACGTCTCATCGTAACAGCAGGCGTTGTTGAAGTTGATGATACGTCACTGACCGACTCTGAGCAACTTGTCATCATCAACAGGGTTGATATTACGGTGGCTAAGATAACAGTTTTCTTCATTTTTGCTGTTACTCCTTTATAAATTTATAAAAAAATGCATCTCCAAAAGTTGGGCTATTCTTTTTCCGAAATTCATATGGTATTAGATATATATAGGAGGTGCACGCTATATATATGAATACTAAAAATTTTAAAATCGAATTAAAAAAGGTTATGCACGAAAAGCACATCAATGGAAAACAACTTGCAGAGCTTGCCGAGATAAGCGAAGGAGAGATAAGTAAGATACTGACCGGCAAAGCCAACCCCACAATTGAAGTTATTGCACGTTTGGTTATTGTGCTTAAATGTGACCTGTCTGATTTGGTAAAAATACTGAAATAAATTTATTATAGTAAATTTTACTGAATTTTTTGCCGAAATATGTTATAACCACAATAAGGGGATTTAAACATATTTTTTCAAAAAATGAAAAAGAAAGGGGTGAGCAGCATGACCGACGCTGAGCGTAAGGAGCTGCAGGACCAGTTGGCAGAAATGATTTATTCACTTCTGTTTGAAAACAAGTCCGACGAATAGGGTATCTGCCTACATACGGGCAGGCGAATAAGCACTTCACGTTTTGTGGAGTGCTTATTTTTTTATTTTTCTTTCCTTTTGGAAGTTTTCCATTTTAAAAACTCCAAATAATCATAAAGATTAGTTAAGTCTTCATCGGAAAGATCGTCAAGAAAAAGGCGAATGTTTTCGATTATTTCGTCTTTTTTCTTTGAGTTCTCGGTAAGATTTACCGAGTCCTGATAGAGGTAGTTTGGATCAACTGATAGGACTTTAAAAATATTTAACAGAACATCTTCTTTAGGGCTTGACGTTCCATTCTCATAATTGCATATTGCCGATTTTGTAACGCCAAGCTTGTCAGCTAATTGCTTTTGTGTCATTCCAAGTTGTTCTCTTTTTTCCTTTATTCGTGACCCTAGACTCATATGTTTCCCTCCCTTCTATACTTATATTCTACCACAATAATACAAGTATGTCAAGATAAAAGTACAAGAAATTTGATATTAATATCAAGAATTGTGTACAAATTTTAATGCGAATATTTGTACACTTTTGTACAAGAAACTTGTACAAAACATCTTGACAGTTCAAGAAACTTGTGTTAGAATATATGTAAAGTACAAGAAACTTTAACTAATCCATGAAAGGAGATGTCCATTATGACAAATAAGGCTAAGAAATCAATCGTAGCAGAACAGCTTAAGAAGATCATTGATGACAGAGGTCTTAAGCAGAAGAAAGTTGCCGAAATCCTCGGCTACGACTACAGAACATTCAACAATATGCTGAATGGCTATAAGATGATAACAACTGATGATGTGATTATCATTGCTACGAAGCTTGGTGTTGAGCCTAATCAGCTTTATGGCTGGTCAGCATAATAACATTTTGTTGACCTCAACAAAATGATAAAAAAGAGGTGATACCAGTGTCAAAATCAACAGACCATGAGTTCAATGAGATAGTATATGACAGTGTTCTTCCTGAGATTGCAAGAGCGTTCTGCTCTTTAAAAAAAGAAGTCTCAGGAAATAAACTCGTGAATGAGCTATCTCCTGAGGAAAATGAGATTATAAAAATCAAAAGCAAAACGTTGAACAAAGTCATAACAGACTTTATTCAGAAACAGCTATGATCAAGGCGTGAACTTATCCACAACATATATTTCAGCAAGTTTCTTGACCAATTCAAAAGTCAGCGCTTTGGCATTTTTCTTAACAGTGCTCCACAGCTTAGAATCCCGAATGCTGTCGAGATATTGGTGACCCTCATATGTGATACTGCTGTAGACAATCTTTATAATCTTGCTGTCAGATTCTATGGAGTTTGCCTCAATATATTCGGCTTCCAAGAGCTTCGTTGAGGCATACGCAATATCGGCTCGTGAGAAGTCTGGCATTTTCTCACAGACCTGCTTAAGGGTTAAGCTTGGAAATGACAAGCTATCGTCCATGACTAGGTTTTCTTCAAGAGTTAGCAAAAGTTCACGAACACAATCATAGTTTAGTTTCATAGTTATCCCCCCTTTCTGATATATTTCAAATTTATTATATCATACAGGGTGGGAGCATTCAAGTTAAAAAAGGAGAATAAAAGTGACAAACCATAAGATAAAAGACTATCATAAGAACCGCCTTGCATTTGAGGTCATAGTCAAGAACTATGAACTGCTCTGCTCCCTGCTGATAGTGCTGAATAAGGAGTATCCTAAGACGTTCTATCCTAAGAAATGTCGCCAATGGATAGATGATTTTGCAGACAACTGCAAAATTGCCAACGAGTGGGACAAGGACGGTGTATATGCCTATAAAATGCAGCGGGCGTGCGAGAATAGCGGCATAGATCTGAACATGGTAATAACGTTCGTTGAACGGAATTGCAAAGAGTTTAATCTTCAGAACAGGGCTATTCTGGCGGACAACATCAAGCTGGCACTGGTGCAGACCGCCACAGAGTATGGCGTGGGCGGCAAGCGTATGAAAGCCATTCAGAACGCCATGTTGGAAACTTTCATTGACAATCCTAGGGAGCAGGTCAAGGCGCTGGGTATAGATGATTACATCGAAGAATGCACAGTGGGTCAGGTCGATATCCGCAAGTTCAGAGTCAAAGACAAGGTCAGGACTACCCTGCAGGAGCAGAAAGAAGCCTTAGCAGGCTTGGAAGCGTTCCGGCGCTGGTCAGCTGAGAATGTAAAAAAAGAGGGGCAGTAAAGTGAAAGAAACGATTGATATTCCCGTAAGCGTTACATATCGCATAGAGGACGGCAAGATCATAGAAACCCGCCGCAAGGTCAAGAAGATACCGATTGACGTTATCGCAAGCATTCTTTACCGCCACTTCAAACAGAAAGAGAGGGATAAGAAGTGCTGCACATCATGAAGATAGACGCTATTATCGGCGAAAGAACAAACGCTGAGATAGAAAGAGCCATTAATAAGGCTCAGCTTGTCGGTGACAAGCTATGGCATGGAGATCTGAGCAAAGAAGACCTCCTGAGCTACTACGTGGCGCAGACCATAGAGAAGCATTTGGTGGCTGATATCGAGGAGCGTATCAAAGAGTTGGAGGGTGATGGAGATGTACGCAAAGAGTGATACCCGCAATTCACTGATATCGCAATCCGTCATCAGAATAGCAACGGATATGGGAATTGAAAGCTATGTCCGAGAGATACGCCACGGCTATTCTATATGTGCCGGCGAATTCATCATCGTTGACATGGCGGACAATACCAGCGTTAAGATGATAATATCAGATTATGACGGTTATTATCAGCAAATCAAAAGAAACATGAGAAAATGGAGGAAAAAGTATGACAAGAAAAGACGTAGTCCTTGCAATCAGTGAAGATGTCAAGGCGGTTGATTACCTGGCAATGAGGGAGCAGAGAGACAAGCATAACAAGCTCGTTACCCGCCGAAAGCGAGAAGATCGCAGAGAGTGCTTCGCAATGGCCTTGCTGACTATCTTCTTTGCATTCATGATAATAGTAGTAATGCTCGGTCTTGGGCAGGTATGGGAGATGATCTACTGATGTATGATTTCAACAACGCAGTCAGACTTAACCGCATAGGTGGTGAATATGTCATCACTGTGGACGGAAAGCCGTTGGAAACGTCACTCAGCTCTAATCAGCGCCGAAATCCTCTTATAGCTGTCAGCAGATATGCGTCAGCAATAGACGAATACCTCAGAGGGAACGTCAAGAAGTATCTTGCTGAAAACGAGCTGAACGTAGTCACGGGCTGTAATGTCTGCATGGAGTGTACAGACTGCAAGTTCTATCACCTCAACAACGCTGAAAGCAACTGCCGCCTAGGTGACAACAATGAGTAAGACAGTATACGTCGATAATACTATCTATCGAAAAGAATCTAAGCAGTTCCCTAACGTCAAGTATCGTTTCAACCTTGCCAACGTCGTGATACATAGTATGTATACCATGTATCTTAAGAGCCGTGGCATACCGAAGACCATAGGGCTTACAGACAAGCAGCGTTTTGATTTTGAGAAACGAGTTCAATCTCTTATCGACAACGGGTCTATCGTAGTGACAGAAGTCGAAGCAGAAACGAAAGGAAAATGAAAATGAGTACCATAGGAATAATACTGTTATCCATAGCGACGCTTATCGTTGTGGATATCGTGATGTACATAGTACTTGGTGCCATTGAAAAGCACTGGGAGAAAAAGTTTAAGGAGGATAAAGATGACGAAAAATGAGATAATTACTGTGGCTAAATGCTGTATAGTAGACAACTGTGGACCATGCCCACTTATGGGTACGGATAATTGCATTACTGGTTTCATGAATCATATTCTCGAATACATGAAAAACGAGCCTGCACCTGCGGCAACAGGCACAAGCTCGGAGGTATCTGTAAAAGAAGATACCGATAACATACACCTTGATGATAGCACAAAAGAGCAGATTTGTCAAGCATACGAAACTGCTGATGAAGCTTGTGCAAATATGCTCACTATCTACGAAGGAATGTCGGAATGTGAGCAGAGAGCCTTTGATATAGGCGAGGTGTACGGAAAAATATACAGCACGAGGGATAAGCTTGAAACTTCCCTAAAGGAGCTCACAAAGGAGGGGGAGAATAAATGCCGGTAATAACAGACGTTGACCTGCTATGCTATAATGCTGAACTTGCAGGCGCCAGAAAGCGACTGAATTACAAATCGCCCCCGCCAAGGCATAACGCAGGCCCATGTATTTTCTATAATAGCATAAGACAAGAATGTATGGCGCTGGTTGAGAAGCCAGCGCAAGAAACTTGCACACGCTGCAAGTTTTTCAAAGACAGAACGGAGGATTATAATGCAGATGAATTCAAATAATCAAAAGCCAACATTTGATTGGAGAAATTTTAAGTATAAGAACATAGCTGTTCACGTCAAGACTCAGGAAGAATACGATAACTTTATGAAAGAATGTAAGGTGCAGGGGCTTACATGGTGCACCGGCAAAGAAGTTGATAAGCTCAATCTTTGGCCGGACTGCGCATATGATACGTGCATAGTACATGACAATAGCGTTTCCGCACAAAGGGGACTGCATTATCAAAGGCTGGGCTACTATAAGAGATGCGGCTACGAGATAGAGGAATTCGCAGATTTCTATTTTCCAAAAGATTACCAGCCGCTTAATTCAAACAGCAATCTTATTCCAGAAGAACAGATAGAATTATTGGAAAAGCCAACAACGCATACCTTGAAGCTGGAAGAATGCTTCTGTGAAGCAGTTGTCACAGGTAAGAAGTGTTTTGAAATTCGTAAAAATGACAGAGGCTTTCAGCCTGGAGACACGATTGAATTCATTCCAGTAAGTAACGGACATCCTGCTATTCATGTGATATCAAACCGCAGATATAGGATAACATATGTCCTAAGTGGTTGGGGGTTGAAGAATGGATATGTTGCATTCGGAATAGAGGAGGTAAAGAGATATGACTAGCTACAGAGAGCAGGCGTTGAAGAAACTCACAAACGAACGAGAGGGCGTTAAGCTTAGCGGTGGAGCATCGGCGAACACAGTGCTGGGTACTATCATTCAGCCTGTCATTGACGCACTTGAAAGCTTCGTCAAGCAGGACGAGGAATTCGCACAGGCGGTCGCTCAGGGTGGCACGCTTCAGAAGTGTTTTGAAGCAGTTTACAAAGCAATTAAGGATAGCAACTTTGCACTATCAGACTTTAAGACTTATGAGACCGCAGCAGGCTTTTTCTTCCCTGGCTGTAAGATACGTTATCACATGGATATAGACCTCTGCGGTAGTGTCAACAAGGAAGCGCCTGAGCAGAAACGCAAGTCGATCACAGTTTCTTTTGATGACCTTTTCTGAGAGGTGATTGAAAGTGTGGATAAACAATAACAAAGAGCAGTCGCTAGTATATAAGCCTATATTCACAGACTGTCTCACCCATGCCCAGAAAGAAGACGTTGAGGGCTTCCCGCCCCTCAACGTTGACGATTGTGCCGAGATTAATCGTCACTTTACGCCCTATATCTTTTACCGCAGGACTAGCCAAGGGCGCTATACCTGTTTCTGTACGTCCTGCAATCACGAATTTAAGGTCAATAGTAATGATTATGGTGATATATACCACACTGATGATAATATCATCAGGCATAACTATTTGGGTACCTGCCCATGTTGCGGTGTGAAAGCCAAATATAAAGCGGCAGGATATAAGCAAGTTCAATTAAATGAAGTAGTTGATTTCGTCATATATAAAGCCGTTGAAGAAGTGGTATATATATATGCGGCGACGATTCATAAAGACTATAACGAATACGGAACGGAGGACTTCGACAGAAGCCCCAATCTTTGGGTCGATTTTCAAAAGCTTTACGTCCTGCGAAAAGGCAGTGCGGAGGTTTATCGGTCGCATGCCTTATTTCGTCGAAACGGCTGGTATTATATGATAGAGCCTATGAAGAGGAAAATGTGCAGTACATTCAATAACGGATTTGCTGAGCACAGACAAGTATACCTATATAATAATATAATTAAGGATACATTCTTAAAGTATTCAGGCTTTGATTGCTACTGCTGCCGCCACTACATAAGAGAGTATGACCAAGAGCGTTATTATACTGCATACGCTATGTATCCGATACTTGAAATGGCTGTTAAAATGAACTGTGACACCATGGTGCAGGATTTACTTTGGCGCAACAAGAAGAACTACAAGATATTGAATTGGAACGCAACATCGCCGAAAAAATTTTTTAAGCATTTAACGCTGAATGAAGTGAAAGCCGTTCTTGAAAATCACACGCCGACAAGCGTTATTGAGGTGTATCAGGACTTCAAGCGCAAAGGTAAAAAGAAAGACATTTTTTACTGCCGAATGTACAGCTATATTACTGATTACTGCACTAGCATTGAAAAAGCAGGTGTTGACCCAGAGCCGGCATTAGAATACCTGAGAAAAGTCATGAAGCACTCTCCCGAAGAAGAACGTTGCGAAGACGATCACTCAGAGATAAGGCGCCTTGTCAAGCTGTATGACGATTATGCCAATATCGGCTTGAAAATAGGCTATGATTTTCGCTTGAAAAACATAGCCTTTCCAAGAGACCTGAACGAAGCGCATGATAACGCAGTTGAGAACTTCAACTTCATGGAAGAAGAACGCAAGAGAAAAGAAGCCGCTGAGCTTGAGGAAGCCTATAAGCCCAGATACAAGAAGCTTTGCAAAAAGTATAAGGGCTATAGCTATCCAGGTATTCAGTTGGTTGTACCAGAGAATGCCGAAAGCATTATCAAAGAGGGAAAGGACTTGCGAATATGCGTCGGCGGTTATGCTTCAAGGCATTGCAGTGGGGTTACGACAATTCTATTCATCAGAAAGCCGTCTGACCTTGATAAGTCATGGTTTACGATTGAAATAGACAATGCTGACCATATCGTGCAGTGCCACGGATTTAAGAATGAACAAGCCAAAGACCCTTTAACGGGCAAGAAGCTTGAAAAGCCTGAAATAATCAAGGCGTTTGAAGTCAACTTTCAAGAGTGGCTGAATAGTCAGAAGAAGCTGACTAAAAGGAGAAAAGCAAGCTAGGAGGAATAACAATGAACGAGATCAAACTAAGACCCAGTGAGGAGTTCGTATATAATGGTATACGTTTTATATGCCTCGACATTATCGACGGCAACTACTTAGCGATAACGGCTGATTGTTGGTGCGAAAAGCTTTTTAACGAAGAATACGAGGACGGCTGCAACAACTGGGAGAAATCCACTCTCCGGCGCTTTCTCAATGAAGATGTGCTTGAGGAACACTTTGATACGAAACATCTTGTAAAGCAAACATCTGACCTTATCGCCGATAACGGAGACAAAGCCTATGGAACGTGTGAGGACTATATAACGTTGCTCACTTGCGACCAGTACCGCAAGTATAGAGATTATGTGCCGCTCTTTAAAGAAGGTATGTGGACGCTTACTCCGTGGAGGTGCGACACTGGCTACGCTAGCTACATGCGTTACGTCACCCCGAAAGGAGCTATCAACTACTACTGTGTGGACGGCAGTGTCGGGCTTGCCCCGGTTTGCTTATTTAATTCTGATAATCTCATAATGCGCCGACAGGCGCAGCTTATACCCGCTGAATAAATAACCAAAATAGGAGGAAACGCAATGGAAAACACAGAAATTACAGTATCTATGAAAACAGCTATGGTAGAACACCAGCACATATGCGAATGCTACAGGACAGCCGCAACGGCTATCGTAGAAATGGGCAGGTCACTGAAAAATATCCGAGACTATAAGCTCTACATAGCACTTGGCTATGAGTCTTTCAAGGAATATCTTGAAAGCAATGGCGATTACACGTTCAAGGAGCGCCAAGCATATACCTATATCAAGCTCTATGAGGACAATAGCACCAAGTTCCTTGAAGAACACGCAAGTTTAGGCGTGACAAAGCTTGAACTTCTCTCCAAGCTTCCAGAGTATGAGCGTGAAGAATTCGCTGACACACATGACCTTGGCGGAATGACAGTTGAAGAAGTCAAAAAGTTAATCAAGGAGAAGCAGGCGTTAGGCGAGCAGCTGACATTCCTTGAGGAGGAGAAAAAGGAGCAGACAGAAAGCGCCGAGTCCCTCAGAGCTGAGATTGAAGAACTGAGAGAAAAGCTTAAGCAGGCCGAGGACAAGCCTATCGAGGTAGTTAAGAGAGACCTCGACGAAGAAGAGATTGACAAGATAAGGCTGTCTATCCGTCAGGAACTTCACGCTGAGCATATGAAGGAACTGAATGCGTTGAAGAAGTCAAGCCGTGAAGCCGTGAAGGCGGCAGAAGCTGAAAAAGATAACGCCCTCAAAGAAGCGCAGACAGAACGTGACAATGCAGTTAAGGAAGCCGTAGCTAAGTATGAGACCGCCCTCAGCAAGGCTAAGGCCGAGGCAGAAGAAGCGGACCATGCCAAGGCAGAGTTGGAAAAGAAATTGAAGTCAGGCAATGCAGACGAAGCAAGGGTTGCGCTGAAGATCATCTTTGAAAACGTTCAGAAAGGGCTTACGGAATTCATTGAAAAAATCAATGATATTGAAGACCCACAAACCAAGGAAAAGTTCATTACTGTCACAAGCAATTGGCTCAGACAGGCGGCTGATGACCTTGAGGGTTAATGTTTTGAAAGTAGGACATAGATGACAACAGAAATAATCAACAATCTATTTGGCATAAAAGAAAGCTTTGAACTTCCGCAGGCACTTCTCGCTAAGCTTCTTGACAAAGCTGAAAAGGACAAGCTATGTAAGGAATTTGTCAAGCAAGGGTTCAACGGCAATAACGATTGTCTGCGTGACTACTTTCAAGAGAATAACGCAAACCGCAGTAATCTAAAGCAAGATTATACGCCCGATTGTCTGTGCAAGTTGATTTCTAATCTTGCGCCAAAGTCAGAAAAGATAATTGATATATGTGCAGGAACTGGCGCACTGTCGGTTGGTATGGATAGGGATAGCGTCTTCCAATGCGAAGAATTATCGCAAATGAGTATCCCTGTGCTATTTCTCAATCTTGCACTGAGAAATAAGAATGCTGTTGTTTTGCAAAAAAAACGTCCTGCTCAACGAAGTGCAGAAAGTCTATAAGTTGAGCAAATCGGACGAGTTCAGCGACATAGAAGTTGTTGATACGTATGAGGAGAATGCAACGGACGTTGTCATATCAAACCCACCTTATTCACTGAAATGGGAGCCAAAGTCAGACCCACGCTTTGAAGGCTATGACCTTGCACCTGCTAAAGCTAGTGACTATGCGTTTGTGCTTGACGGCTTATCACGGCTGTCAGACGTAGGCAAGGCATTTTATATTCTCCCTGCAGGCGTTCTCTTTAGAGGTAATGCAGAGGGCAGGATCCGCAAGCAACTCATAGAAAATAATTTGATAGACGCAGTTATCTCATTGCCTGAAAATTTGTTTTTGAATACCTGCATACCTGTCAATGTTATCGTCTTCAGCAAGAACAAGCAAACGAGAGACATTTTGTTTATCAGTGCCGAAAAGCTTTTTGAAAAGCACGGCAAGCAGAACGTCATGACGGACGAGCACATTCAGAAAATAGCCGATACATATCACAGCCGCAGTGTTGTTGAAAAATTCTCAAACGTGGCAAGCTATGAGGAAATTGCTAAGAATGACTACAATTTGAACATTCCACGCTATGTTGACACGTTTGAAAAGGAAGAACTTCCGTCTTTGAAAGACCTCTGCAAAGAGCTGATACAAAGCGAACTTGAAGTGCGTAAGGCAACGAATGACCTTATGGCAACGCTGAAAGACCTCTGCGGTGATGATGAATATAATCAGGTCAAGGACGATTTTTTGAAATTCTTCACTGAGCAAGACATTGTCGGTGAAACCATGGCAACATGGCTTGAAATGAAAAATCTTGAAAACCGCACGGACTACATTCTTTCCCATGCCAAGAAGGAACGCAAACCACTGCTTGACATTGTGACATTTGAACGTGTGAAAAAAGGCAAAGTGTACGAAGCTGGCACTGTCTATATTCAGCTATCCGCTACGGACGGAAAAGTAAGATATCTTTGCGAGAACTCAGAGCTGGAAACCAAGTACGGCGTATTTCAACCCAAAGACAAGAGCATGGGAACAAGATATCTTTTCTATATCTTGGAATATGAAATGGAAGCGTTTTTGGCACGATATCAGAGCGGAATGAATATTAATCCTGAGATTTTCAAATTCATGCAAGTTACGTACTATCCCGAAGTGAAGTATCAGCAAGAAATAGCTATGACGCTTGACGGCATTCAGGCAAGGTATGATGAGGTTTATCAAGAAAAAGAGTCATGGCAATGTTTCAAGAAATATCATTTGGAGGGAATGTTCCCGTAACAAGAGCACAAAAGTTTGAGGAGGAATAAGCAATGATGAAAATAAAACCTGAATACATTTTTCCGCTGCTGCTTATCCTGTTGGACGTGGGAGCAGCTATCATATACGCTTTGCAAAAGGACTACAAGAAATCCGTCTATTGGATAGCGGCGGCGGTGCTGAACGTAACAGTGACGTTTTAAGGAGGTATAACAATGGCTGATAAATACATTAAAGTTGCTAGCTTAAAAAATAGACTTAATTATATTTTTAGAAACTATGGCACATCAAAGTTTATTAGGGATAAGGTAAACGAGGCGATAAAAAGCGTTCCGTGTTATTTTAAAGCAGAATTTGACACAACTCTTGAAGTTGCAGACGTGCAGGAGGTCAAGCACGGATATTGGAAATTTCACGAAAAAACAAAACTCGTGCCAGCCAATAAGGTTGGCATAAAAGAAGAATACACTAATGGTCATGATTGTACTGTCGTTGACAATACAAATGTCAACAAGAAAATCATGATTATGAAAAAACGTATAACATTAAAAATTCCTATATGTTCGGTCTGCGGTTGGTGCGGGCATGATGAATGCGATGCAACGCCATACTGTCCTAATTGCGGAGCTAGAATGGACGGTGTCCTTAGTGAATAAGAAGGCTACACCAACAGAACACATAGAGCAGGCATTGCTTTTCAAGTGGGCAACGTTCAGCTCAGGCAAGTATCCAGAACTAGAGTATATGTTCGCTATACCGAACGGCGGCTATCGCCACTATAGAACTGCCGCAGATCTTAAGTCTGAGGGCGTAAAGTCAGGTGTGCCTGACATAATGCTTCCGGTGGCACGTGGCGGTTACTACGGTCTTTTTATAGAAATGAAACGCACATCAGGTGGACGAGTATCGGAATCTCAACAGAAGTTTCTGAAAACGCTTAATGACAACGGCTATCTTGCAGTTGTCTGCAAAGGATTTGAGCAGGCGCAGGAAGCAATCTTGAAGTACCTTAATAAAGGAGTGAGAAAATGAAAATATCTAAGCTGAAAAAAATATGCAGTAAAGCGGCTAAGACCATATCCTACTTCTATAATGAAAATGATAATTCATTATGGATTGGCTCAGGAAGTGCAATATATCCGCTTTACGGCATGCCGAACATGAATACCAGCGAGCAGTTACTCACGCTTTTTGACATTAATGAAAGTGACCGTGAGAATTGGAGATGTAAGCAGCTGCCGCCTGCTATTGAGAGCAGCATTGTTATGAACATCGCTTCATGCACAACAGGCAAGATTATAGATCGTCGTTCAACATTCGTTGCCATGCTAAGCGAATATCAGATATTCTCAGGCACAGAAAAAGTGCATATATGCCCGAAAGCATTCCTTGAAGTAATAGATGATTATGAAATTCTTACATACTATTCCATTGATGATATGATAATCGTCAAAGCAGGCTTGCTTACGCTCGGTGTACTGTGTGAAACCCATGGCGTTGTAACACAAGAACTTCTTAATGACATTAATTCCATGCACGATATGTTACAAGAAGTATTCAACAGGGAGTGCGAAGAAAAAGACAAGAGCAGAAATTATGAGCAGTTGGCAATGACAGAGTGAAGCCCTATATATTATATATAGTATAGAACAAGTGTTCAGCCCGTGTATAAGCACGGGTATGAGGGCTTGTAATGGGTCTTAATAACTCGGACAGTGGGAGGAAATGACAATGAGCCAGATGAGATACAGAGAGCAGAAGTATATTTATGGAAATTACATGGAAGTGAATATGTATCCTGTCTATGCCTGCCCACGTTCTTCCAGCCGAAAGAAGAAAAGAAAGCCAACAAGCAAGGTGCAGGAGAGATTGAATCAGATCAATGCCGAAAGAGCACTGGCAAGGCTTATCCCTGCGAACTTCACCGATAAGGACTATAAGTTCGAGCTGACTTATGCGCCGCAGAATAATCCTGCTGACCTTGAGCGTGCCAAGAAAGACTTTGCTAACTTTGTCAAGCGTGTGAATAGAGCAAGAGTCAAGAGAGGCTTGCCAAGAATGAAGTATATCTATTCCATTGAGCAGGGCTCAAAGTCTGGACGTATTCACTTTCATGTCATTATGACAGGCGGTCTGACTATCAACGAGATAGCGTCCATATGGGGCAAAGGTTACGTTGACAAGGTTCTGCCATTGATGTTTGACCAGACAGGCTGTGCAGGAATTGCGAAGTATTTCTGCAAACAGAAGATCTCAGATCATAACAACGGCAAGCACGCCAAGCGTTATGTTGCGTCAACTAACTGCATTAAACCGCAACCGCAGAATAACGATTATCGTTTAACGAAACGTGCGGTGCAGAGCATGGCATATAACTGCGATAATTCAGCGCTTTTCGAGAATATGTATCAGGACTACTACTATGCTGATTGCCGTCCATTCTGGAACGAGGATAACGGCACGTTCTACATATCGCTGTTCATGTATCGCAGGACGGCGAAACTGAACATATAGGGGGTGAGTTAATGAGTCTTAAGGGAGCTGAGCTCAGCGTGATATGTGATGATTGCCATAAGGCATTCATAGTCTGCGTTCGCAAAAAAAAATTTCAAAGCATAGAGGGGGACGTATGGTGCTATAACTGCCCTCACTGTGGTAAGTTATACGTTGCATATATCGACGATAGCCTGACACGTCATGCCCATGCGCTTCAAAAAAACGGTGTTGTATTGAAAGATATCCTGACGAAAATATCGAGAGAATTATCGGCAAGGCAGGGAAAGGAGCAAGAGCATGACTAAGAAGCGATTGCTATCATATCGACAGCTTAAGGCTGAGCTGAAGTGGGTAAGTACAGACAGTGATGATTATAGCAGACTCAAAGCAGAGATATCAGAGATTGAAGCATATGTGTCAGGCATTGATGACGCATTCATCAGGATTATTTTTCGACTTCGCTACCTCGTGCCACGCAAGGATGGAGGGTGGCAGCCGCCGTCATGGGCGTGGATAGCCAGACAAGCCAATGCTTCAGAGGACTACTGCAAAGGCAGGCATTGCAAGTTTTGCAAAAAAAACACGCTGTAACACGCACGAACACACTCTGCATGCTATGATGATAATGCGGGGTTGTTGTTATAGTTTTTCCATAGTTTTATGCCGGTGCAAGGGCCACGTTGTATGACGTGGTCCTTGTGCTATATATGCGAGGTGATAACGTGTATAGTACGAGTCAAATCAGAGAGCTAATCAAGGACGGACGAGTTGACAAGTTCTACAACGACCGCTACTGGAGAAAATTCAGTAAGAGCGTTATCGCAGAGCAACACTATGAGTGCCAGATATGCAAGTGCAAAGGCAAGGTGACGAGAGCAAATATTCTTCATCACGTCAAGCATCTTAAGCAATTTCCGCAGCTTGCATACAGTCGGTATTACTATGACGATAATGGCGAACGGCATAGACAGCTGATAGCACTGTGCCATGACTGTCATGAAGCACAGCACCCAGAACGGCGCTGGCAAGAACGTGCAGATAAGTTCGTCAATGAGGAGCGGTGGTGAGCGCCTTGCGGCGATACCCCCCGGGGTCAAGGGTCGAAAAATTTTTTCGACCTTGTACGACGGGAGGCACAGAAGACAAATCCGCCCTCGCACGCACGTGAGAGAATTTTTTTCAAGAAAAGTCAAATGAAGGAGTTGACAAAAGTGAAAAAACCGAGTTTATCAGAGATTGAACAGTCGTTGATAGAGCAGCTCGAACAAATGGGAGCTTCTGTCGATTTCTATAAATCGCTGGTTTCAGATTATCTGTTTTATGAAAAACAGGAAAGGAAAATGCAGGCTGATATTCGCAAGAGAGGACTGACCTATATGGCAGTTTCTGCGGTAGGAAAAGAGTATGAAAAAGACAATCCGTCCGTAAAGCAGGCGTATATGTACAACAAGCAGAAACTTCAAATTCTGAAAGACTTGGGCCTGTCAACTGACAAGGTCAAGAACCTTGACGATGACGAAGAGCTGTAAGGGGCAAGAAGCTCTTGACCTCTCGTATCTTGCAGACTATATCAGCCTAGTCGAGGAGCATAAGTATCCGTATTGTGCTGAGCAGTATCAGCTTATTGACTACGTCAAGCGCATGTTCTTGTCAGAAGATATCTACATTGATGCTGAACAAGCTGATAAGTATTTCAGCTACGAAAAATATTTTCCGTTCAAGCTTTTTCCATGGGAACGATTCGTGTTCACCCTTCACAACTGCACCTATAAGTCCAATGACTCTTTACGATGGCCTGTTCTGTTTCTCTACGTCGGTCGAGGAACGGGAAAAAACGGCTACCTAGGCTTTGAAGATTTCTGTTTGCTAACGCCGACAAATGGCATCAAGCATTACAACATCGATATTTTTGCCACGACAGAAGATCAAGCTAAGACCACGTTCAATGATGTGTACAACGTACTTGAAGACAACCGTGACAAGATGCAGAGATTTTTTTACTGGAACACAGAAAAAATCATAAATTTGAAAACAAAATCCGTCTTGCGATACAGAACATCGAGCCCGAAATCTGCCGACGGTGCAAGACCGGGCAAGGTAGACCATGATGAGGAGCACGCATATGAGAACAGTAAGCTCATAGATGTTGCTGTTGGCGGCCTTGGAAAAAAGCCACGCCCACGCCGTACGATCATGAGCACCGATGGATTCGTCCGTGAAGGTCCACTTGACAAAGATAAGACCAAAGGGATTAGAATTCTTAACGGTGAGATAGATGACAACGGCATGCTACCATTCATTGCAAGAGTAGATAAGCCAGAAGAAGTTGAAATGCCTGAAATGTGGTATAAGGCGAACCCGTCACTGCAGTACCTTCCTGATCTTCTCCAAGAGATGAAGACGGAATTTCAAAACTATCTGGACGATAAGATAAGCAATATCAGTTTTGCAGTTAAACGCATGAACTGTTTGCCGCAGCAGACTGAGGGCGGTATAACCGCATTTGATAATATCCTGGCAACTAATCAGGATATCACGCCATATTTGTCAAAGCTTCAAGGCAGACAATGCACAGCAGGCTTTGACTATATGAAGACCGATGACTTCCTTTCAGCAGGCTTGCTCTTCGACGTAGACGGAACTGACGTGTGGGTAACTCACACCTGGGTGTGCAAGGCTTCTGCGGATCTGTCAAGAATCAAAGCTCCACTGCAAGAATGGGAAGCGGCTGGGCTACTGTCATTCGTTGACGGTCCAGAGATACCGCCTGAGATACCCGTTATATGGGTGGCGCAGAAAGCGGCGGAATTGAATGCAAAAGTCGCAATGACCGGCATAGATAACTACCGCTATACACTGCTTAGGAGGGCGCTTAAAGAGAATCTCTACGCTTCTGACGAAAAAGGCTACGGAAATATAATGCTTGTCCGTCCGTCAAATGAAATGATGATAATGCCTGTAATCACAAGTCAGCTGGTGAATCATAAGCTTGCAGTCGGAGACAATCCCCTTTTCCGCTGGGCTATGAACAATACCAAGGTATGCACTTCGTCCGCAGGCAATATGACATATGGTAAAATAGAGCCGAAGTCCAGAAAGACAGACCCTTTCAAGGCATATGTCGCCGCCAAAGCGGCACAGAATAAAATCGCCGAGCAAATATCAAGTATGCCTATGGGCAAGAGCGTTATGAATGTATTCACATATTAGCAGAGAGGAGGTAACGCAATGGGGCTGAGATCACTGCTATCACGCATAATGAATGCCAAAAGTAATGAAGTGATCAGTATTAAGACAGTTGGATATGACGACGAAGCGAGAATAGCCGTGCAGGCATACGCCATTCAGGTCGTTGTTGAAATCCTTGCGGCACTGGTTTCAAAGTGCGAGATAAAAACCTATCGTGACGGCAAGTCATTCCGTGGCGAAGAATGGTATCTTTTCAACGTTAAGCCGAACGTCAATCAAACAGCAGTGCAATTCAAGAACGAGCTAGTCCGCAAGACCCTTGTGCGTGGCGAGAGCCTTGTTGTCAGTGCCGGTCAGCAGATAATCTGCGCCGACTCTTGGAGTACGCAGGAGTATGCGCTATATCCTAACCGCTTCTCTCAGGTGGCACGAGGATCATTCACGTTTCAGAAAACATTCGATATGGGAGATGTCCTATATCTCACATACTCCAACGGCGGAGTAAGACAAATACTAACGGAAATGCTAGATGAACATAATCGTTTTTTGGAAACGGCTTCAAGTACCTACGTCAAGAGTGGTGGCCAAAAAGGCATACTCGAAATAACTCCACTGGCGCAAGGTCAACCTGATTTTGAGGAGAAATTCGATGTTCTCATGAATAATTATTTTAAAACATATTTTGACGCCAAGAACGCAGTGATTCCACTGTGGGGCGGAATGAAATATACTCCTCAAACGGCTGGTGAAACTAAGAGAACAGTGTCAGAAGCTACTGACTACATTTCTATGCTGAATGACGCACTAGAGAAAGCGGCGATTGCTTTCAACGTTTCACCGGCTATCGTAAAGGGAAATGTCGAGAACATCAGTGAAGCGTTATCAATGACATTGACATCTGCCGTTGACCCGTTTGCCAAGATGTTATCAGACGAGATAACGGCAAAGCGCTATACCAAAGAGCAGGTCCTGCGTGGGTGCTACGCCAAAGTCTGTACCAATAACCTTAAGCACCTTGACGTGCTTGAAATGGCAAATGCAGTTGACAAGCTTATCGCAAGTGGCTTCTACTCAACGAATGAGTTGAGGGAGAAGACAGGTGAGGAAAGAATTCCAGAAGCCTGGGCCGATAAGCACACAAGAACTAAGAACTACGAGACAATCGAAGGAGGTGGAAACAGCAATGAATAGCATTTTTAATCAGTTTGAATTCAAAATGGAAGCGGATAAGCCCAAAGAGCTTAACCTATATCTATATTCACAAGTCCGTGGAGGACTTGCCATTGATTGGGAAAAGGGGAAAGTTGAGGAGAGCAAGACAGGCGCTAAGTATTTCGCCGCCAAGCTTGATGAGTACAAAGATTGTGAACATATCAACCTGTACATCAATTCTCTTGGAGGTCAGATCAAAGAGGGCGTTGCTATTGGAAATATCCTTAAGCGCCATAAAGCCAAAGTTACTTGCTATGTAGACGGCTGGGCATGCTCTATCGCAAGCGTTATCGCTATGGCAGCAGACGAGATCATCATGTATAGCAACAGTATGATGATGATACATCAGGCGTCCTGCTACTGTGAGGGCAATGCTGACGATATGAGAACGGCGGCGGCTGAGCTTGACAAGATGACCGATACCGCTATCACTACATATGCAGAGCGTTGCAACGGCAAATGTAGCCGTGAGGAAATAAGCGAAATGGTAAAGGTGGGTACTTGGCTGACAGCGGCAGAATGTCTTGAGAAAGGCTTCTGCGATAGCATATCAACCGCAGAGCAGCCCGTTGATATGGCTACAATGCTTAGTGATACAAAGCAGTACACTATGTCAAGCGCCCTCGACAGAGAGAATGTGGACAAGCTCATTGAGCTTTATAAAAAGTCAACCGCACAGCAGGCTTCACCGCCTGAAAAAACCGAAGAAGAAAAAACAAATGCCGCTATGTCGGCTTTTGAAAAGTTCATGAAAATGGAGGTAAAAAAGAATGATTAATCTTGACGCAATCAAAGAGCAGAAAGCAGATATCCTTGCTTCACTGTCAGCCGCTATCAGAGATAGTGATGACAAGGGCATGGAAGCCGCCCTTGATAAGTATGGCAATTTGATTTCAGATGCCATAATGGAGCAGGTGGAGAGCACCGCTGAGTCTGTCGATAGCCAGATACTCAGCACCAGAGGTGTGAGAATGCTGACCAGTGAAGAAAGAGACTACTATAACGCCGTCATTGAGGCGGGCAAGTCCGCAAACCCGAAAATGGCGTTGACAAACGTTGATAAGACAATGCCAATCACGATCATTGAGTCAGTTCTCGGTGAGATCCCACAGCAGCACCCTCTGCTCAACTTCATCAACTTCCAGGATACCACAGGTATCACAAAGATGTTGGTCAATGACCAGGGCGTTCAGACCGCTAAATGGGGAGATATTAACACAGCTATCGACAAGGAACTCTCAGGCGCATTCAAGAACTTTGACGTTGCGCTGAAGAAGCTCACAGCATGGATTCCAGTGTCTAACGATATGCTTGACCTTGGTGCTTCATGGCTGGACAGATATGTTCGTGAGATACTGGCAGAAGCACTTTGGGTCGGTATGGAAACCGGTGTCGTGTCAGGCGACGGTCTGAACTGCCCTATCGGCATGTGCAAGGACGTATCTAGTAGCGCATCAGTAGTCGGTGGCAAGTATCCTGATCAGAAGACAATTGCATTCAACGAGATGTCCCCTGAAGCTATCGGCGCAATTGCCGCACAGCTTACCAAGACAGAGGCTGGAAACAACAGACCACTTGATAACCTCATCTTTGTGGTCAATCCAAAGACATATCTGACAAAGGTAATGCCTGCGACAACAAATTTCGTTCAGGGAAAATGGGTCAATGACGTTATGCCTATTCCATGCACCATTATCCAGTCATGCGCCGTTCCTGATGATAGAGCTATCTTCGGCCTAGGCAAGCGTTACTTCATGGGTCTTGGCATGGCTAAGGGCGGTAAGCTGGAGTATGATGACTCGTTCAAATTCCTTGATGACGCAAGGACATATAAGATCAAGACATACGGCAACGGCAAGCCACTCGACAGTAATGCTTTCAGGTATCTGGATATCTCAAAGCTTAAGAGATTTATCCCGACAGTATACACTGTCACACCGTCAGAAACATAAGGAGTTGATATAAATGCAGCAGGCATTATTCGAAGAAGTTAAAAATCAGCTGAACATAACTTGGTCAGACGAAGCTACTGACAGAAAGATAAACAGCATTATAGCACGTGCTATAGGAGTACTTAACGGATATGCAGGTCAGGTGCTGGATATCAACGTTGACGAAAATATCAACGGCGACGCCCAGCTTCTGATCGACTGCTGCAGATATATATATAACGATTGCTTCGAGGACTTTGAAAAAAATTATCACAGTCAGCTCTTCGCTCTGAGAGCAAGATGTCAGATTGAGGAGATGTCAGGAGGAAGCGTATGATAAGTAAGCGGCAGACGTTCAATGACGGCATATGCACTATTGCAACTATCATCAATGCCAATGATTTGAAAATCAAGCAAGCAGGCATAAGATATGACAATCGTACCGTCGGCTCAGAGCGTTTTTATAAAGCCGCTGAGTATCAGCACCGCTGTGATAAAGTGATAAGAATACCACTTATCACCGAGCCGCAGGCGACTGACATTGTGATAATGAACGGCGACCAGTATAACGTCATTCAAGTTCAGATGATAAAGGACGCCAAGCCGCAGGCTTGGCAGTTATCAATCGAAAAGCGAAAAAAGAGGTTAGAGATCCATGTCAATGAGTCCTGATGAGATGGCTAAAGCTTTACAGCACGTATTTCAGCAAGAAAGTCAACGTGTTAATGAAGCCGCCAAAAGAGCCGTTAAGATGACCGCAAAGGAAACCCGCAAGGTCGTCCAAGAACACTTCACGTTCAATAACCGCTCCGGCAAGTATGCCAAGGCGCTTACAGTTAGCACCGAGTACGAGGACTCTTTCGACATTCGGCAGATAGTGAATTTCAAGAAGAATAAGCAGTATCTTCTCACACACCTGCTGGAGTATGGCCATGCTATGAAGCGTGGCGGCAGAACACTTCCGTTTAAGGCGAAAGCTTATCCGCACATGATATACGGACAAGAGTATGCCGAAGAAAAATTACCGGAAAACATCAGAAAGGAGATTGAGAAGTCGAAATGACATTGACAGATCTTATATCACTTTCAGGCATTCCTGAGGACAGGATTGCTAAGATAGATTTTCCGGCAGAAACTGAACTGCCATTTGCAACATGGATAAACAAAACACCTCAGACGATATCTGCAGACGGAAGAACTGTCGCAGTTATCCCACGGATTGCAGTTGAAATATACTGCGAGCCGGAAGATGAAGAAACGCATATCCTATTTGAGAACGCCCTTATGGATAAGGGCATATGCTTCTCAGTCGCCGCAGGCTATCTGGGGCAGGATCAGCAAATGGATATGTGGGTATATGAATTCGATCGCAAGGAGGAATATTAATGAAAGGAACAGTGAAAGCCGTTGCCCATGCACTGATTACAGAGTCTACAGATGTCAGTGGTGCGACAACTATCACATATGGAGAACTTAAGTATCATAAGACGAAGCTTTCGGGCACCCGTCAGGTAAGTCTTGACCCGAAGTCATCAAGCAAGGAGATATGGGCTGACGGCGTAGTAGCATTCGCAGGTCAGACTAATCAGGGTTACGAGGGAACTATCACCACACTTGACCTGTGTGATGATCTTGAGAAAGACTGGTACGGAAATGTCATCGAAGAGAAAAACGGCACACTGGTCGAAGTAGCAAGAACAGGAGAAGCGCCAAAGTTCGGCTTGATCGTACAGTATGAGTCAACATCAGAAGCCGAGGGATACACCGAGGTTTTCCCTTACTGCTATACTACAGATCGAACGAAATTCTCAGTTAAGACAGAGGAAGACAGCGGTATGGACTATGAGTATACAGAGCATAAGATTGCCTGCAAGCCGTCACCGGCTGAGGCTACTGTCAACAACAAGAAAGGACACATTGCACGTTTCCGTATAAAGGGTAACACAGTACTCACAAAGTTTCCTGAGTACACCTACACCCCGGGTGAATGACAATGAGCAATACAATAGTCCTGACTATAGACAGCAGGCAGATAGGCTTCAAGGCTACAGCAGGTATGTTCTATCGCTATAAAGAAGCGTTCGGCACGGAGTACCTTGAGGACGTTGTCAAGGTACATCAGTTCGGTAAGGGTGCCTTTGTTCAACAGGTCGAATACCGCACCCTATGGGTGCTTGCCAAGACTTATGATGATAGTATACCGCCTATTCAGACGTGGCTTGACAGCTTCGCCTATGGTGCATTTCCTGTTGATGATATCTATAATCAGGTTATGCCTATACTGCAGGCAAATATGAAAGTTGACAGAAAAAATCCATAAGCGGCAGTAAAAGCGGAGATGATCGGCCTCTCAAATCGGAGGAGGTCATCTCTCTTGTTATAAACAGGGGTCTTACTGTCGCTGATTTAGACCGCATGACGTATGGTATGGTAGTGAACTATGCCTGCGCCTATGACCGACAGCGATTAATCGCCGCCGGCAAAAAGGTCATTGACCCCGAAATAAAATACGAAGAACTGAAAGCAAACCTGCCTGTTGTGGAAGAACGATATAAGCAGGGAAAAATCAGCAAAGAACGATATGAAAAGTATATTGCGAAAATAAAGGCATGGGAGGGTGAGTAATGGCTAAGTCATCATCAGATGAGAAAATCAAAGGTATGTACGTCAAAATCGGTGGTGATACGTCTGAGTATACTGCCGCCATGAAAGGGCTTAATGCCGATATCAATTCGACTACAAAAAATCTGAACAGCGTCAATAAGCTCTTAAAGCTTGACCCGACTAACGTTGAATACACCGCTCAGAAGCAGAAGCTTTTGAGCGAAGCTATCGAAGCCACAAAGACAAAGCTTGACGTTCTCCTCAGAAACGAGAAGGAAATCAACGAGCAATATAAGAAAGGCGAACTTCCTGTTGAGTCATATCTTAAGTATCAAGAAGAGCTTGAAAAGACCAAGAAGAAGCTGAACACACTGCGAGATCAGACCAAGACCGCAGATGATAGCACCAAGGAGCTTGGCAATGAAGCCAAGGATACGTCAGATAAGGTCAAAGACCTTGGCGATAAAGCTGACCAGACAGGCAGTGTCTTCAAGGACGTTTTCTCTGCTAATCTTGCCGTTGAGGGGCTGAAAGCTATAGCTAATGCCGCCAAGGAAGCGGCGGAAAGCTGTGCACAAGTCGGCATTGACTTCTCCAGCTCAATGTCCAATGTGGCGGCAACCATGGGTATGACCGCAGAGCAGGTCAGCTCAGGCGCTGAGGACTATCAGAAGCTAGAGAACGCCGCTCGTGAGTGTGGTGAGACTACAAAGTATACCGCTTCGGAGTCTGCTGACGCTCTTAATTATCTTGCCCTTGCGGGATATGATGTGAACAAAGCGGTTGAGACCCTGCCGAAAGTTCTTAATCTTGCCACTGCTTCAGGCATGGATCTTGCGTCCTGCACTGACATGGTAACGGATACTATGTCGGCATTGCAGTTGCAGACGAGTGACCTTGACGGCTATATGGACATGATGGCAAAGACCGCCCAGAAGTCTAATACCACAGTTGCTATGCTTGGTGAGGGCATTCTCCAGTGTGCCGGTACGGTCAAGTCCACAGGGCAGGACGTTGATACAATGTGCACCTCTCTTGGAATACTGGCTAATAACGGTATCAAGGGTGCAGAGGGCGGCACACATCTCAGAAATATGCTTTTGTCGTTAACATCACCGACAGACGTTGCTTCCGCTAAGTTGAAAGAACTGGGCGTGAGCGTGGCTGACAGTGAGGGAAATATCAGAGATATCAACGATATTTTCGGAGACCTTAACGCCAAGCTTTCCAAGCTCTCAGATGACCAGAAGACCAAGGCGCTTAGCGATATCTTCAATAAGACAGACTTATCGTCCGTTAATGCCATGCTTCAAGGCATGAGCGGGTCTTTCGATGACCTGAAATCTCAGGTAGATAACGCCGACGGAGCGTGTCAGACAATGGCTGACACCATGAATAACAATCTTAAGGGCAAACTGGCTATAATGGACTCTTCCCTTGAATCCCTTGGCATAACTATTTTCGATAAATTCAGCGCCCCCCTCGAAGACGCCGCCGAAAAAGGCTCAGAGCTTTTCAGTGAACTTACCAAGGATATCAAAGATGGAGACCTCAGTGATGAATTCGACGATATGGGCAATGCCCTTGGAGATTTGGTCGAAACCGGCGCAAAGTTTGCCAAAGGTTCGTTGCCTATCCTCATTGACGGTGTAAAGTTCTTCTGCGAGCATTCTAACCTTGTTATCGGAGGATTGACAGGAATAACGTCGGCAATGGTATCAAAAAAAGCCATAAATAACGTTTCAGACCTCGTAAAGTCATTCAAGAGCCTTACAGGTGCAACAAAAGCAGCTGAAACCGCCCAGCAGGCTTTAAATGCAACTCAAAAAGCGTCGCCGGTAGGAGCAATTGCAGCTATTATAGGTACGGTAGTTGGCGGTATTGTGTCTTATGCAACTTCGGTTGATGACGCCGCTAATTCAACAAAAGTCCTCAATGACGAAGAGCAGGCGTTAGTCGACAGCACGAATGAACTGACAGACACCATGAAGAAAGCCGCAGATCAGAGAGAAGAAGCCAAGACAGATATAGAAGCCGAGTATAGCAGCTATAAAAGTCTTGCAGATAGAATTTTTGAGCTTTCTGACGCCGAGAGCTTATCTAATGACGAGAAGTCAGAAATGAAAACTCTTGTGGACCAGCTGAACAGTGCCATGCCTGACCTTAATCTTCAGATCGACGATCAGACAGGCAAGCTTCTCAACAATAGGGACGCTGTCTATTCGTGTATAGAAGCAAAGAAAGAACAGCTTCTTGTCGAAGCCGCTCAGAAAGATATGGTCGCTATATCAGAAGACCTTTATAAAGCTGAGAAAAATCAGAAAGAACTTGAAGAAGAAATAGCCGAAAAGAAAAAAGAAATGATCCCTATTCAAGAGAAGATGAATAAGCTCAACGCAGATTGGGCGAACGTTGCTGATGAAAGTCAGTACTGGGATCTACAGGAGCAGTATGACAAGCTTGACAAGTCAGTAAACGAGCTTCAGAAGTCATATAAGTCCGCAGGCGGAGAGATTGAGAAGCTGAATGCAGACTATGCTGATGCTTCCAAGTACGTTTCTGAGCATTCTTCTGCTCTCGAAGACAATTCAAAGGCCGTAGAGGACAATGCAAAAAAGGTCGATACGATCTATAACCGCACTGTCATGTATAAAGACGGCTTACACAAGGTATCACAAGAAACTGTTGACGCAATAGTTGAGATGAATAAGAGCTATGACGAAGCCGTCCAGAAACGAACGGAAGAATTGCAGAACAATCTTAACCTCTTCGACGAATTCAACGGCGGTGCTGAGATATCCGCAGAACAGCTTATGCAGAACTTGGAATCTAATCTTGACGGCATGGCAAGCTGGTCTGATGATATCAAGACGCTTGCAGACAGAGGCGTGAACAAGGGGCTTATCAAGACCTTGCAGGAAGCAGGTCCTCAATCGTCAAGCAAGATAAAGGCGTTACTTTCCATGTCACAGCCTGAGTTGAAAAAGTACAGTGATATGTGGGAAGAATGCATGAGCGACTGCAAGAAGATAGCAACTTCAGAGTTCGACGAGCTCAGGCAACAGTATGATAAGACCATAGAGACGCTTCAAAAGCGTGACCAAATAAGCCAGATATCAGATGTATGGGAGCAAACAGGTGCGGCAATGATGTTAGGTATGCAGCAAGGCATACTGTCTGCACAGCAGTCCGTCATTGATACCGCAACAAGTGGAGCGAACGCAGTGCTTGCGGCGGTCAGGGGGGTATATGATATACACTCCCCTTCAAAGGCATTTGAAAATATATCGAAAATGAATGCGCAGGGTGAGATCCAAGGCTGGAAGTCATCAGAGGACGATATCATCAAAGCCTATACCAATACTGGTGACAAGATACTGTCAGAGAATATGCGCAATACATACAGCGATACAAATAGGGTCGCAAGGTCGGTATATAATGGATCATATGCCCACAGTATCACGCAGAAAGCATCAACAAGCGCCACAGACAACACGCAGGTCGTCCCAACAGTCAGACAAATGCCCGAGACTATTCATAACGTGATAGTATTCCCGAATGGGAAAGTGATTGCAGAGGAAACAGTTCCATTTATAGATGTAATGCTTGGCGAAAGAGCTGCGAGAAAGAAAAGAGGTAGTGCAGTATGACACGACAAATCAGATTTAATGGCAAAAAGTCGTATGAGGATTTTAAAATCAGAATAATCAGTGCAACAGTTGCAGAGCCGAAGAAGCGTGAGATCAAAGTGACTGTACCTTATCGCAACGGCAGTATTGACCTGTCTGACTATGACGGCAATTTTTATTTTGACGACACCGAAGTATCATACAAGATGTTCGTATCTGATACAGAACCTGTCACACTGCTCCGCAGGATTGAGAAGATCAAGAGCTGGTTATGTGAAGCTCCACAGCAGAATATTTATGACAACTATTCCGAGAACTATCATTTTGTCGGCAAGTGTAGAACTGTTGAGACCAGCCTTGGTGAAGATGACATAACAGCTACTCTCGAGGTCACTTTCGATGTAGCACCATATAAGGTCTCTGACGACTTTGCAGACACAGCGTGGGACACTTTTTCATTCGAGGATGATTGCCTCAATCAGATGCCTCTCTCCTGCATAGCACACACAGACGGTTATCATTCCCAGCCGGGGGTACTATACTTCTATTCTTATGCCAAAGATGACATAGTTCCGAGCTTAAGGTATCACAAAAATGCTAACGATAAGGACAAACGAGGATTGACAATGCTTGATCTCAACGGTCATACCCTCACAGAAAACCTATACAAAGAAACTGAATCAACGTTTAGAATGCAAAATTTCGTCGTCAAACCCGGCACAAATGTCTTAGCTCTATACGGATCTGGTTCACTTGAAATCGAACTAACGGAGGAAATACTATGTTAGTTACACTCGATGATGCAAAGACGATTCACGATACTGGTTCTGTCAGAACCAACAAGCTGACAGGAACCATCGTCAAAGAAATAAACGCTATTGACATTTTTACGTTCAACATATATCCCGACAACAGCTACTACTCCGATTTAAAGGAACTGACATCGTTGATAAAGGTTTACGATAAGGAAAGCCTTATATTCGATGGCAGAGTACTGACGATATCACCATACATGACTGATAGTGGCGAGATTGGCAAACAAGTTGTCTGCGAGGGCGGTTTGTGTTTTCTGAAAGATAGTGTACCAATTATCAAACAGCTAAAGTGCACAATAAGAGCATATATAGCCACACTACTTTCAGCACACAATAATTCTGTTGAAAGCTACAAGCAGATACATATTGGCAATATTAACTGTTCACAAGCGCAGCACACATTTAATCCAGGATATGAAGACACGTTCTCAGAACTGACGAAAAACCTGATTTCCGGTGAAGATATCAGAGGTGAAATGAGGGTGCGCATCGGCAAAGGAGGCATTAGATTTTTCGACTTCATAGCAAACGAATTTTCAGAGTTCAGCAATAAAACGATACAACTAGGAAGGAATATGCGATCTATCACGCAGGCGATTGACCCAAGTGAGATCATCACAAGGCTGTATCCGTTAGGTGCTGTCATCAACGATGATACGGGCGAACGTGTGACGCTTTCGGGAGCAACGAAGTATATTGACAATGACCAGCTGATAAAGCGGTACGGAGTACACGCTGGAACTATGGTATTCGACAATATCACCACTCCAGGCGCATTGTCTGGAGCCGGCAGAGTATGTGCCGGAGCACTAAAAGCAGCAAAAGTTCAGTATGAGGTATCGGCTATTGACATTGATAAGAAGCTAGACGGCTTTGCAGTTGGCTGCAGGTATCGTGTAGTCAATAGCTACCTTGGCATCGACGAGGTATTGAGGTGCATCGGCACCAGCATCGACATCAATGACAGATCACAGAATGTGCTGACATTTGGCGACAAGATTGACACGATTAGTGGAATGTCAGCAAGAAAATAGGAGAAATGATTATGGCAAAAGCAATTGATATAAGTTTAGAGGTCACACAGGTGGCAACAGCATATACAGGTCGAGACGTCCGACAGGCTATTGTCGACGCATTGAACGCCACACAGAACGCAATCAATGAAATGAATATGCCAGCAGGATCTCAGACCTTTATCGTACCGTCAGAGACGACACTGGCCACAACGACTTTGAACCTGCCGTTCACACCGACTCAGAACACGCAGATCATCTGTAGTCTGCGGGAGGTGTCGGCACCAAAAGTGAGAAGGCTGTGTGTAGAAACATTTTTCACAAGCAACAGTTTGATAGTAGCGCTGACGAACGCAGAAAGTGCAAGTGCTACCGTTCCACAGGGTGAATATATTATCGACTGGATCGTAACAAAGCCATAGAAAGGAGGAATATCAATGCACATAAAAATCAACGAAGACTACAATGTAGTCGTAAACACCGCCCTCTTGGGATATGTAGGCGAAACGCAGGCCCGCCCCGTCAGCGTTGAGGGCATGGAGATAGACGGCGCAGACCGCTATATATTGACGATAGACTACGGCGATGGCGTTCAGTATGAGGTCGATATCACAGGCGGACAGTGGACACCAACGGCTGATATACTGCGGTCAGCGCAGACAGTCAGCTGCCAGATAGCGGCGAAGAAGCTGTCAGGCGACGAGTATATTTTAGTTAAAAAATCACGAATTTTTCGACTGCGAATAGGGGCGGCTATCGGTGATACAGCTATCCCGTCACCTTGTGTGGCAGCTGACGCACTAGACCGCATAGACGCCATAGGCAGGCAGGTACACGCAGATATGCAGA